GATGTGCGGCATGGTGCGAGATATCGGCGGTGGCAGCGCGCGGGCGCTGGATGGAGCGCGGCGCGGGCGTGTCGTCGTCGCTGTAGTGCGGGTCGCCGCGCAGTTCGGCGCGCAAGGCGGCGCTGGCGTCGAGGTCGATGGAAAGCGTGGTCATGCGCGACGCTCGCCGCGCAAGCGGGCAATGGCGAGTTGTGCATCGCGGCGCGCGGCGCGCTGGGCCAGCTCCGTAACGGCTTCGCGCTCGTTCTGGATGGCTTGCACCAACATCCCCACGGTGTGGCGGATGCTGGCCACGTTGTGCGCCAGCTGCTGTTCGCCGGCCAGCGTGAGTTCGAACTCGGCGCGGCGCAGGGTTTCGCTGGCGCGGGGAATGGTGAGGCAGCTCATGGCGCCACCGACAGATAGATCAGCGCACCCGCCGCGCCCACAGCGACGGCGCACACCAGCACGTAGGCCACCAACCACGCCAGCCACCAGCGGCCGAGCACCTGGGCCAGCTCGGCGAAGCGATCGGCCGGCGGCGGCGCGTCGTCATGCGCGCAGAAGTTGCACGGCTCCGGCGGCTGCGGTTCGCGCGTGGCGACTTCGCGCTCGGTGTGGTGGATGGCGGCGCGGTGCACGTCGTCGTAGGCGCGAATCGCGCGACGTGTCTGCAGGATCGTGACGCTCATGCGAACACCTGAGGCTTTTTCGACGCCGCAAAGGCGTTTTCGCTGTGGTAGGCGGCGAGCTTGCGCAGGCCTGTGGCGATGCCATTGGATAGGGTCGCCTCACCTTCGGCGAACTGCGCGAGGCGCAGGGCGGTTTCGCACTCGCGGCCGGCATGCTCGATCACTGAGCGGTAGGTTTCGCGGCGGTCGGTTTTGCAGACGGCGGCCATTACGCGACCCTCCGCGACTTGCGCGCAGCACGCAGCGGCAGCGCGAGCTGGGCGTAGTCGGTGCCCCACTCGGATTCAGCGGCGGTGAGGCTGTCGTGGCGGCTGGTGCGCGCGCCGCAGCGGCATTCCAGGCTGTGCCGGCAGCCGGCGGCGAGGAATTGCACCGGCTCGCGGCTGCTGCGCCCGCTGGTGCGCACGTGGCGGGGCTCGGCACCGCAAGCACGGCAGCGCGCGAAGCGGCCGGCGGGGTGGCTGATGATGCGTTCGAGCATGGGCTTCTCCCTGGCCGCGAGGGCGGCTCGGGGAGCGAGTACAAACTATCTTGTACGGCTTGTCAACAAGAAAATTTGCACAAGGCTTTGCAAGAATGTACGAACGGATTACACGTCAAGGGGATGGATATGACCAAGTTGGCGAAACTCGGCGTTGCTTTTTGCATTCTGGCAGCGGTAGCGCTTCAGGGTTGCGCGACGATGACCGATGCGATGTCCGCAGCCGCGGGGATGGGCGTAGTCAGCGAGAGCCATGACACGTTCGACAACGCCACGAACATATCCGTATCGCCCATGCCGCTTTGGGCAAAAGGGTCGTGGGGCAACCAGATCCAGCTGGGTGCGCTATGGCTCAGCTCGCACCCCGACTTGGTGGCGCTGCAGATGTCCTATCGGACCGATGTGAATGCGGGTGGAGATGTCTACAAGAGCTTCGCGGGGATGGATATCAATGTGGATGGTAACGTCACGCACTGGGAATCGACGGCGCCAACTAACCTCGGGAGCAGCAACTACAACACGGTGAGCAAGACGATCTACACGTCGAGCAGCAATGTAGTGGTGATCCCGTATTCGCTGCTGCAACAGATGGTTATGGCGAAGGATTGTCGGCTGCGGATCCACACCAGCGACGGCTTCGAGGATTCGCAGTTCAACATCGAGCGCATACCCGGCGGCCAGGCGACAGCCCTATTGTCCATAAGGAAATTCATGGCCCGCGTGGATGCGGTGAGGCAGGGGAAATAAGGCCGAACGGCTAGGCCCGCGTGCGGCTGCAGGAGGCTAGAACGCGCAGCGCGTCACGCGCACGCTTGTTGCAGGCTCGATAGTCATCGAGCAGAGCTATTTCATCTTCGGTTAGCGAAACGCCGCTGTATTCGTCTGGCTTCGGTTCCCGGACGCCATGGGCGCGCACGTTCGGCCCATATTTCGGCATGCCTGGCGCCCAATTCTGGAGTTCCTCCACCGTCTTGCCGAAGGCCGTGGCCAGTTGGATCAGATAGCGCGGCCGCATGTGCGGCGTGTTTTCCAGCTGTTGGACGCTCTGATACCTCACGACGGTGGTTCCGGCGCGCGTGATGCGTCTGGCGAGCTCTTGCTGCGTCCACCCGTTCTCAGCACGCAGCGCTGCCACTGTGGTGCCTAGTGGATTCATGCAAAACATTTTGCATTGTTGACGAACAAAAAAACTTGCATTAGCTTTACAAGAAATCTTGTAGAGGCAGTGCAATGTCGCCGCTCGAAAAGGCCATCCAGATCTGCGGTTCGCAAAGTGAACTTGCCCGCCGGATAGGCGGGAAAGTGCGGACCGGGCACATCCATTACTGGCTTCGGAACCGTGTGCCGAGTGAGCGCTGCGTCGCCATCGAGCAGGCCACGGAGGGCAGGGTGACCCGTCACGACCTGCGCCCCGACGTGTTCGGCGAAGCGCCTGCCCACCTGCAGGAGGCCGGCTGATGCGTGACTTGCATATCGAGTACCCGCCTGGGTTCGTGGCCGTGCCGAGTTCAATGCGATCGTGTCGGGTCGCGGATCTGATTGCTGAGGAGCGCCATCAAACCGTTGCGCTGTTCCGAAGTGAGGTTGAAGGCAAGCCAGCCGAGCCCGCTGTTGCGCAGGTGGATGCGCAAGCCACCATCGACAGTAGTGGCGAATTGAAAGATGGGGGCGTTCTCGATGAGTGAGACCGCATCGATCATGGGAGCGCCGTCGAGTGTGCGAGGCACTTCCGGGAGCATACCGGCACGCGCGGATGCCAAGTCCCGCAGGATTTCTTCCATTTCGCGAGCATCGAACTCGCCGTTGAGTTCGATACGAACCTTGCTGTTTTCCATGCGGCTCTCCGGTGGCTGGATGGGTTGGCGCTCGCCAGCTTACCGGCAGGGCCGCGTCAACGTTTTTCCCCGCGTCTTTCCCCGAGGTGATTGAGTCATGTACGACGATCCCGCCCATATTCGCGACAACCCGATCAAGGTGCGTTTCAACGATGCCGAATGGGCCGTGGTGCGTGCGCTGGCCCGCTTCAACGGCCGACAGCCGGCGGCTTTCGTGCGTGAGCTGGTGATGTCCAGCGTGACGCGCGCCGAGCATGAGCAGCAGGTTACCGAACAGCACGTCACCGCCTGAAGGCGCTTTGTGGTGCCTCAACAGGGGGTGGTGTCGTGCCTGAGTTCGAAATCACGCTGAGCGATAGCGAAGCCCGCCGGCTGCGGCAGGTGGCTGCCGCGCTTGGCACAACGGCGGAACAACTGGCGGCCGATGAGCTGCGTCGCCGCTATCTGCTCACCAGCACGGGCGGCAACGTGGTGCCACTGCGCAAACCGCTGGATACGCAAGAGGGCAAGCGGTGACGGATACCATCGACCTGGCGCAGGATCAGCAGCACGACATTGCCCTCGCGCTGGCAGGGCGCGCGCCGCGTTCCATCGGCCGTTCGCATTGTGCCAACGCGGACTGCGGCGAGCCGATTGCGCCGCTGCGCCAGCAATTGGGTGCGGTGCTGTGCATCGATTGCCAGCGCGATGCCGAGCGGAGTGCGCAAGCATGCGCGCGCGGGGCGGTGTAACGCGATGCCCCATAACACCGCAACAGCGCGCGTTGATGCGCGCGGCGCAGCAGCGTGTGGCGCAGATTCTGGCGCATGGCGCGACACCGGAACAGGTCGCGCAGGCGCGTGCCGATATCGAGGCGAGCCAGCATCCGAGGCAATCGCGGCTGGCGTTGAAGGTGCGCCAATGAGTCATTGGCCGTCGCCGGTGGGCAACCTTCGCATGAAGGCCGCATGGGTGTGTCGCCCGGACCAGGACGTACGACGCACGGCAGCGCTGATCTGCGAACGTGCGTGGGTTGGCCGTGGCGTGCGCGTGTTCCGCTGGCCGTGCGGCACGGTGGTGATCGTGCCCGTCGCCTCCAAGGCTGACCGCGAGCTGCTGCATGCCCATGCGGCGCATCACTTGGCCACGTATTGCATCGATGCCTTGCAGCGCGGACCGCGCACGGTCGACGTGATCCATGACCTGAACTGGGCGCGCTTCGCATGAGCGCGCCGTGCGTCGCCCCGCCGCCCCGTGGATCAAGAAGCGAGTGTGCATCGCGTTGGGCGCCTCGCCCGCTCGATCGTGCCTGGCAGCCGGTTACCGGGTCTCGGGTCCTCCCTGGCAACCCCGCATGCGGGTTGCACGGCCGCAATTCCTGTGTAGTTAGCGAAGCTGGAAGTTACTGAATGGCGGCATCGAATTACGGCAGCGTCCTGGATCAGCTGCGCGCCATCGGCCTGCTGGTGGAACAGCTCGACATCGGCCGCATGGTGCGATGCCGGGTCGAAGGCGATCGCGAGCGGCGCGGCTGGTACATGCTGCACGAACTGCAGGGCAGGGACGGCCAGCTGCTGATCGTCGGCAGCTTCGGCGTGTGGCACGGCAACGACAACGGCGCGCAGAAAGTCGCCATCGCCAAGAGCAACGAGCTCACGGCCGAGCAGCGCGATGCCATCCGCCGCCGGCTGGCCGAAGACCGCAAGGCCATCGACCGCGTGCGCGCCGCCGAGGCCGAGCGCGCGGCGAAGCGCGCCGCCACGGTGTGGGCGAAGTGCGCGCCCACCGGCGAATCGCCGTACCTGGCGCGCAAGGGCGTCGCCGCTCACGGTGTGCGCTTCACGCCATCGGCCGCAGTGGTCGTGCCGATGTGCGATGCCGCCGGCAAGATCCACGGGCTGCAGTTCATCCACGCCAAGAAACGCCATGACCGCGACAAGGATTTCTGGCCCGCCGGCCTGGCGAAGAAAGGGCACTTTCACCTGATCGGCATGCCCACCTGGCTGGTGCTGATGGCCGAGGGCTATGCCACCGCGGCCAGCCTGCACGAAGCCACCGGCCTGCCGGTGGCCGTGGCGTTCGACGCCGGCAACATCGGCCCGGTGGTGGATGCGCTGCGCAAGCGCTACAAGCCGGCGAAAGTGCTGATCTGCGCCGACGACGACACCTTCGGCACCTGCAAGCACTGCCACGCCCGCGTCAATCTCGCACCCTGGGCCGACGGCGCCACCTGTGAAAGCTGCGGCCAGCCGCACGGCCGCAGCAACACCGGCGTCGACGCCGCCAGCGCGGCCGCGCTGGCCAGCGGGGGCGCATGGATGGTGCCTCTGTTCGCCGATGCGAACGATCGCGCGCAGCAGTTCATGCAGCGAGGCACCAAGCTCAGCGACTTCAACGACCTGCACCTGGCCGAAGGCCTGCAGGTCGTGCGCGCCCAGGTCGAGGCCCGCATCACGGAACTCGGCTGGTCGCCCCGTGGCCGCGCCCCGCGTCGCAGCGCCACCGAGGGGGGCGGGGAAAGCGATCTTCGCCCCATCGAAACCCTCGACGAGCTGCTCGAACGCTTCGCCCTGGTGTACGGGCAGGGCGGCACCGTGTTCGACCGGCAGGAACACTGCCTGCTGGCACTGAGCGACATGCGCGACGCCTGCATCGCCCGCGAGCTGCATCGCGCCTGGTCCGAACACCCCGACCGCAGCATCGTCCGCGTGCGCGAAGTCGGCTTCGACCCCGCCTGCACCGATCCGGCCATCCGCTGCAACCTGTGGAGCGGCTGGCCCACCGAGGCCAAGGCCGGCCGCTGCGACAAACTGCTGGAGCTGCTGCGCTACATGTGCAGCGCCGACGGCGCGCCCAACACCCTCTACGCGTGGCTGCTCAACTGGCTCGCGTTCCCGCTCCAGCATCACGGCGCAAAGCTAAAGACCGCCCTGGTCATCCACGGGCCGCAGGGCACCGGCAAGAACATGTTCTTCGAAGCCATCATGGGCATCTACGGCCATTACGGCCGCGTCATCGACCAGGCCGCCATCGAAGACCGCTTCAACGATTGGGCCTCCCGGCGGCTGTTCCTCATCGCCGACGAAGTGGTCGCGCGCAGCGACCTCTACCACGTCAAGAACAAGCTCAAGGCCTTCATCACCGGCGAGTGGATACGCATCAACCCCAAGAACATGGCGGCGTACGAAGAGCGCAACCACGTCAACATGGTCTTTCTCAGCAACGAGGCCATGCCCGTGGTGCTGGAAGAGGATGACCGCCGCCACGCCGTCATCTGGACCCCGGCCAAGCTCACACAGGATTTCTACGCCGCTGTGCTCGCCGAAATCGCCGACGGCGGCGTCGCCGCGCTCCACCACTACCTGCTGCACCACGACACCGACAGCTTCCACGCCGGCAGTGAACCGCCCTATACCGACGCCAAGCACACCCTGATCGAGCTCAGCCTCGACAGCACCGTGCGCTTCGAACGCGAGCTGCGCGCCGGCGACATCCACGGCGTCACCGCGCGCCCCGCGCTCGCCACCGACGTGTTCGACCTCTATCGCGTCTGGTGCGGCCGCAACGGCCACCGCGCTGCCAGCCTGCCCAAGCTGGTCAACGCGCTGGAGCGCAAGGCCAACGTGCGCAGCGCGCGCAAGCGCTACACCGACAGCATGGTCGTCACCAAGGGGCCGCACGGCGTGCTCTACCTCGGCGGCGGCGAGGCGCCGCCCGGCGAGAACGAGGGCGCCTGGCTGGGCAAGTGCATCGACGCCTTCCGGCGCTCCGTCGGCGTCTACAAGGGAGACAGCTATGACTGACCGCCGCGCCCGCGCCTGTGCGTTGTGCGGCATCGTGTGCGGCATGCCGTGCGTCATGCCGTGCGGTATCAAGTCATTGATTTTCAACGCTGTGCGCCATGTGCGCCGCACCCGTGCGCAGGCGCCCGCAGGCGCGCACATGCGCACCCGCGCGCCCGCAGGCGCGTGCCCGCAACACCCGCACATGCCTCACACGACGCACATCCGCGCCGCTGCGCCATTTCACGCCGCACGCAACGCCTCACGCCATGCCGCACATCGCGCGCGCGCCTTCCTTCCACCCCTGCGCTGCCCGAAAAAAAGGGTAGTGGTCGAGGTTCAATCGTGAGCGAGCCCGAAACTGCCACCTTCGCGGGCTTCGCCCGTCGCCTCGGCGTCAAGCCGCAGGCCGTCACCGCGCTGCGCCATGCCGACCGCCTGGTGCTCACCGCCGACGGCAAGCGCGTCCTGGTGGCCGAAAGCCTGGCGCGCCTCGCCCTCACGGCCGACCCCAGCAAGGCCGGCGTGGTCGCACGCCACGCCGCGGCGCGCGACCCTGAGCCCGCCGCCGATCCTGAGGGGGAAGAGGGCGCCGCGGGCGAGCCGCTCGCCACCGTGGGCTACCAGCATTGGCGGGAGCGCAACGAGAAAGCGAAGGCCCTCGCAGGCGAGCGCATGAACGCGGTGGAAGAGGGCAAGCTGATGGTGGCCGAAGAGGTCACCAGCGCCATCGCCCGCGCCACCACCACCCTGCGCACGCAGCTGGAGCGCCTGCCGGCCGAGCTGGCGCCCATGCTCGCCGCCACCAGCGACGAAGGCCACGCCCGCGCGCTGCTCGCCGAGGCCATCGAGCACGCGCTGGAGGATCTGGCGCGGCAGTTTCAGGCGGTGGGGAAAACGTCATGACCGCCATCATCCATGTGGGCGACTGCCGCGAGGTCCTGCAAGCTCTCCAGCCAGATTCCGTACATTGCTGCGTCACAAGCCCCCCTTACTTCGGGCTGCGCGACTATGGCGTCGACGGCCAAATCGGCATGGAGCAGACGCCGGCCGAGTTCGTCGCTGAACTGGTGGGTATATTCCGCGAAGTGCACCGCGTGCTGCGCGATGACGGCACGCTATGGCTGAATTTGGGCGACTCTTATGCAGCATCACGCGGCAGCCAGCCTTCTCCAACCAACACGCGAAACAAGACTGGACACGTTGGTGGCGCGCGCCTAAGTGAAGGATTGAAGCCCAAAGATTTAGTCGGCATTCCCTGGAAAGTCGCCTTCGCTTTGCAGGAAGACGGCTGGTACCTGCGCCAGGACATTATCTGGTCGAAGCCCAACCCCATGCCCGAAAGCGTTCGCGACCGCTGCACCAAGTCGCATGAGTACCTGTTTCTGCTGTCGAAGTCGCCGCGGTACTACTTCAATGCCGAAGCAATAGCCGAGCCATTAGCCGAGTCGAGTGTGGTGCGCCTGGCGCAGCCTACGCTGGAACAGCAAACAGGTAGCGAACGCGTGCCAGGCAAGACCAATGGAACCATGAAGGCCGTCGGGCCGCGCTTCGGCGGTAGCAAGTATGGCGACGACGGAAGCAAGGAATCGCGCACGAAATCCGGCGAGGAATGGACTGGCAGTAAAACCGGCATGCGCAACAAGCGCAGCGTATGGACCGTCGCCACACAGCCTTTCATCGATGCGCACTTTGCAACATTCCCCGTCGCCCTCATCGAACCCTGCATCCTCGCAGGCGCACCTATTGGCGGAGTGGTTCTAGACCCGTTCGGTGGCGCTGGAACTACTGGACTGGCCGCCGAAAAGCTAGGCCGCGATTCGATATTGATCGAACTAAATCCAGAATATGCGGACATTGCCACACGCCGTACGCAACAGCTTGGGCTTGCGTTTGGAGTAGCAAACCCATGACCGCCCCCGCGCTGCCCCTGATCGCCACCACCATCGCCCGCGCCATCGCCCCGCGCAAGGCGCTCACCGTGTCGCAGTGGGCGGATGCGGAGCGGTGGCTGTCGGCCAAGGGCAGCGCGCACCCGGGCCGCTGGCGCACCAGCCGCAACCCGCCGCTGCGCGAGCCGATGGATTGCATGAGCGCGCGCAGCACCGTGCACAACACGGTGCTGATGTTCCCCATCCAGTTCGGCAAGACCGAGGTGGCCGTCAACGCGGTCGGCTACACCATGGATCACGACCCGGGCCCGCTGATGGTGTGCCTTCCCGGCGAAGTGAGCATGAACAAGTGGGTGGCGCAAAAGCTCAACCCCATGCTGGACGAAACGCCCGCGGCGCAGCGCGCACTCACCAGCGTGGCCAGCCGCGACGCCGCCAACACCCGCACCTTCAAGGATTTCGCCGGCGGCCAGCTCTACCTGGAACACGCCGGCAGCCCCAGCCGCCTCAAGTCCACCACCGTGCGCACGCTCATCGTGGACGAGCTGGACGAGTTCGCCGGCGCGCTCACCGGCGGCGACGACCCGGTGGAAATGCTCAACGGCCGCACCAGCGCCTTCCCCGGCACGTACAAGCGGCTCTACATCAGCACCCCGCAGATGCAGGGCACCAGCCGCATCGAGCAGCTGTGGCTGCAGTCCGACATGCGCCGCTACCACGTCGCCTGCCCGCATTGCGGCCACGCCCAGCCGCTGGAGTGGAGCGGCCTGCACTGGTCGGCCGATGGCGGCCAGGCCTGGTACGCCTGCCGCGAGTGCGGCGTTTGCATCGACGAACACCACAAGACCGCCATGATGGCCGAGGCCGATGCGCGCAGCCGCGCCGGCGACCCCACCGTCGGCTGGGTGCCCGAGCACCCGGACCGCAAAATCCGCGGCTACCAGATCAACGGCCTCTACTACCAGCTCGGCATGGGCCCGCGCTGGGCCGACCTGGTGGGCTTGTGGCGCGGCGCGCAGAACGACCCCGCCAAGCTCAAGACCTTCATCAACGACCGCCTCGCCGAGCCGTGGGAAGACCCCGCCATGCGCGCGGTCAAGCACAACGTCATCGCCGACCGCGCTGAGCCGTACCCGCTGCGCACCGCGCCCGTGGGCGTGCTCGCCATCACCGCCGGCGTGGACACGCAGGACAACCGCCTTGCCGTGCACCTCACCGGCTGGGGCCGCAGCCTGGCTTGCTGGACGCTGGATTATGTGGAGCTGCCCGGCGACCCCGCCGACGATGCCGTATGGGTGGCGCTCATCGAGCTGCTCAACAAACCCATCGGCCACGCGCTCGGCGCGCTCATGCCCATCGAGGCTGTCGCCATCGACGCCAACGGCCACCGCACCGAGTACGTCAAGGATTTCGTGCGCCGGCGCCTGGTGCGCCGCCCGCTCTGCATCTTCGGCGCCGTGCCCAACAACGCGCCCGTGCTGGGCAAGGGCAAGCTGCAGGAAGTCACCGTGCGCGGCAAGGTGGACAAGCGCGGCGTGATGATCCACCTGGTCGGCACCGTCGCCATCAAGCACTGGCTATACGCGCGCCTCAGCACCGACGCGGACAAGCCGGCGGAATTGCGCCTGGTGCACCTCAGCGACGAGCTGCCGCCGGAATACTTCGGCGGCCTGGTGGCGGAAACCTACAACCCCACCAAGAACCGCTTCGAAAAGCGCAAGGGCGCGCCGCGCAACGAGCCGCTGGACACCTGGGTGTACAGCTTCGCCGCCGCCCATCACCCCGAGCTGCGCCTGCACCGCCTCAGCAAGGCCGACTGGGACGCGCGCGAGGCGCGGCTGCTGGAGGCCGCGAAAAAAACAGGCCCTGAAAAGGCCCTTGCACCCGTCGACACCACCCCCGCGCCGCGCACGCCCCCTGTTCCACAGGGAACACGCAAGCGCGGCGGCTTCGCCACCAACTGGTAACCGCCATGGCCCACCTCGATCTGATCAGCGACATCTTCCAGCGGCTTGCCGAGCGCCACGCCAAGATCCCGGCCAAGGTGCTGCGCGACGTGGAGGCCGACATCCGTGCCGACTGGGGCGGCGAACGCCACTACATCGCCAAGCAGGGCGAAACCGGCCGCGAGCAGATGGCCGAGCGCGACGCCGCCATCCGCCGCGACTACGCCCACGGCGAGCGCATCGACTTCCTCGCGCGCCGGCACGGCATCAGCGTCAAGCGCGTGCGGCAGATCCTGGACCTCCCCGGCGGCGCGCCGTGGTTGCCGCCGGGCAGCGGAAACGCTTTGCCTTAACCGTTTCCCTCGCGCCATGCAGCCTTGCGCGCATGGCGCCCCCTCTCCCGGACAACATCCCGCTCACCATCACCGCCGGCGACAGCCTGCAATGGCTGCGCCGCAGCGGTGACTACCCCGCCA